GAGGAAGATCTCTTATGTGTTCGATGAGTCTTTGGCCTGCAAGCCAATCAACTTCGGCCAGCTGTTCCCGCATGTTAAAGGGAAGTGGGCCAGAGCCAGCGGTAAGGCTAACCGGATCCGCTTTGAAGCGTGGCAGAAATTTGGCCTGGCCAATATATACGGCTGGGTGCATGCCGAGACCCGCCTGAGGCGGTTCCGGATCGTGTATGACTGTGAGCCCCGCAAGAACGGCAAGTCCATCAAGGCCGGTGTGATTGGCAACTACATGCTCACCGAAGACGGTGAGTACGGCGCGGAGGTGTATTGCGGCGCCACCAGCGAAAAGCAGGCATGGGAAGTGTTTCGGCCCGCAAAAAAAATGGCGGAGAAACAGCCCGGCTTCCGCCGTGCTTACGGCGTGACCGCTCACGCAAAGCGCTTGGAAGCAGACCTGGTCGGCACCAAGCCCAATGCAGATGGCTCCAAGCGTTTCCCGGATGGCAGCCGCTTCGAGCCGGTGATCGGCAAACCCGGCGATGGTGCCTCACCCAGCTGCGCCATTCTGGATGAGGTGCACGAACACCCTGATGACACCATGTACGACACCATGCTCACCGGCATGGGTGCGCGTGATCAGCCTTTGCTGCTGATGATCACCACTGCTGGTTCCAACATTGCCGGGCCCTGTTACGCCCAGCAAAAGGAACTGGAAGCCGTGTTGCAGGGCAGCATTGTGAATGAAGAGCTCTTCGGGGTTATCTACACAGTAGATGACCCGGAAAGCGAATGGCGCACCGAGGAAGGCCTCATCAAGGCCAACCCCAACATGGGGATCTCGGTGAGCCGCGAATTCCTTCTGGCCCGGGTGCGGGATGCGGAACAGAGCCCCCGCAAGCGCAGCATTGTGCTCACCAAGCATTTCAATGTGTGGGTCACCGGTAAGAACGCCTGGCTGAACATGCTGGACTGGAACCGGCAAGCCAACCCGGACCTGCATGTCAGCCAGTTTGAAGGCGAGCCAGCCAAGCTGGGCATCGATCTTTCTGAAACCGATGACCTCACCGCCGCGGTGAAATGCTTCACCCGCGTGATCGACGGTGAGCAGCACTATTACTTCTTCGGTCGGTACTACGCCACCGAAGCCAAGGTGCAGGAAAACGATCACTACGATGAATGGGTGCAAAACGGCCATCTGATCCAGTGCGATGGAGAGACCATCGACTATGACGATGTGGAAGAGCACATCATTCAGGATGCCGAAGTTTTCGACATGGGGCAGACCTTCTACGACCCGCACGGTGCGGCCCACCTGGCACAGCGCCTTGAGAAGCATCACGGCCTCGAAGCGGTGAAAGTGGGGCAGACCTACACCAACTTTTCCGCCCCGATGAGGGACTTCGAGCGACTGCTGAAAGCTGGCCGTATCCACCACGATGGCAACCCGTGCCTGAGCTGGATGTTCAGCAACGTAGTCGCGAAAGAAACGGAAGACGGGAAAATGATGAGGCCCGTCAAAGACAACCGTGAAAGCAAGATTGATGGCGCCGTGGCAGCGCTGATGGCCTTCATCGCGGCCCATGAGCCAGACGATGAAGACGATATCAACGACTTCCTGATGGACCCGATACTCTGATGAAACTCAGCAACGCAGAAAAGCCTGGGCGCTTCAAAGCGGCGCTGCTGGGATGGCTGGGTGTGGATTGGCGCACGCTGGATTCTACCGTGGCGGCCAGTGTCGACACCGCCGGGCAAAACATTAACCCCAACAGCGTGTTGACGCTTTCGGCGGCATGGGCCTGCACCCGGATTATCGCGGAATCCATTGGCACCTTGCCGCTGCAGCTCTACGAGCGCACCAGTTCCGGGCGGCGGCTGGCGACTGAGCACCCGTTGTACCGGATCCTACATTCCAGCCCGAATGCTGATGCCACGGCCAGTACCTACTGGGAAGCGAAAACCGCGGCTCTCCTGAACCAGGGTAACGGCTTATCCGAGAAACAGTTTTTCAACGGGCGGCTGGTTGGGCTCAAGTTCCTGGCCCCGAACCGGCTGACGCGGCGGCGGTTGGCAAGCGGTGAATTTCAATTCTGGTACACCGAAGACACTGGTAAGCAGCGGCCTGTACTGAACAGCAACCTGTTCCATGTGCCCGGCTTTTCCCTGGATGGCCGCTGGGGTATCTCGGCGATCAGCCAGGGTGCCCGTGTGTTTGGCTCAGCGCTGGCCGCCGCCCAGGCTGCCAACAGCACGTTCGAGAAAGGCTTGCAGCCTGCGGTTTATTTCAAGATGGACCGAGTGGTTAAGAAGGAGCAGCGCGAAGAGTTCAGGGAAAACCTGAAAAAGATTCGAGGCTCCATGCAGGCAGGTGAGGCTCCCTTGCTGGAAGCCGGTATGGACGCTGAAGCCATCGGCATCAACCCGAAAGATGCCCAGCTGCTGGAAAGCCGGTCTTTCTCAGTGGAAGAGGTATGCCGCTGGTACCTGGTCGACCCCAGCATGGTTGGCCACGGCGGCAAAGACAGCAACTGGGGCACCGGGCTTGAGCAGAAAATGATCCGGTTTATCACCTTCACGCTGCGCCCCTGGCTCACCCGTATTGAGCAGGCCATCAACAAAAACCTGCTGCCGCCGCAGGATCAAGGCCGCTACTACGCTGAATTCAGCATCGAGGGGCTGCTGCGTGGTGATGCGGCAGCACGCGCTGCGCTGTACTCCGTCATGGTGAACAACGGCATCTGGAGCCGTGATGAAGTGCGCGTGAAAGAGAATATGCCGGCCCGTGGCGGCAATGCCGACGTGCTTACGGTGCAAAGCGCCATGGTTCCGCTGGATCTGATCGGCACCCAAAACGATGGTGATGCCGCAAGAGCGGCCCTTAAAGCCTGGCTCGATGAAGCCGACGATGCCGCAACCAAAGAGGAATCCCGGCCATGAACTTTTCTACCCGTTTCCCGCAGCTGCACGCGGGCGCCAACGTCCGTTTCGACATCTCGCCCAAGGCCCTCCAGCAGTGGAACCCGGGTGTACGGGCGGCAGCTGCCGATGAAAACAACGACATCGGTATTTTTGATGTCATCGGCGAAGATTTCTGGACCGGTGAGGGTGTTACCAGCAAGCGGGTAGCTGCAGCCCTGCGGAACATCGGTCCCGAGAATGACGTCACGGTCAACATCAACTCGCCGGGCGGCGACCTGTTTGAAGGCCTGGCCATCTACAGCCTGCTCAAGGAACACAAAGGCAAGGTGACCGTGAAGGTGCTGTCGCTGGCAGCCAGTGCGGCCAGCATCATCGCCATGGCAGGCGATGAAATCCAGATCGCCCGTGCAGGCTTTTTCATGATCCACAACGCCTGGACCCTGGCCATCGGCAATCGCCATGACTTGCGCGATCTGGCTGACTTCCTGGAACCGCTCGACCGCAGCATGGCAGACGTCTACAGCGTCCGAACCGAAGAGCCCATCGAAACCATGCAGGCCATGATGGATGCCGAGTCCTGGATTGGTGGCAGCGATGCGGTCAGCGAAGGCTTTGCCGATAGCCTGCTGGCTTCTGACCAGATCGATGCAGAAGCCAATGTGTCGGGCACCAAGGTGGCCGCCAAGAAACTGGATATTGCTTTGGCCAAGGCTGGCTTGTCACGGGCCGACCGTCGCCAGCTACTGAATGAATACAAGTCCGGCATGCGCAACGCTGCTGGCCACGGCATGCATAACGCTGCCGATGACGACACGCATACCGCTGTCGCGTTCGACCTGGAACCCCTGATCAAACTCCAATCCCCATTTTGAGGAAAACGCTATGAAACGCTTTCAGCTCACGGCCACCTTCATGCTGGCCGTCATCGCCATTGCGGCGTCGATTCCCCTGGCTTTCGGTGTCACCCCGGAAACCGTTATTGCTTCCGCCGGTATCGTCTTCGCCTCTGCCTTCCTGGTAGAGCCCGGCCAGATCCAGTACCACAGTGGCCTGCGTGCTCAGCTTGGCAAGGTGGGCTCAGAAGAAGATATCGAGGCCCAGTACAAACAAACCCAGGCCGATCTGAAAACGATTGGTGATCAGCTCAAGGCCCATGCCGAACAGTCTGAAAAAGACATCAAGGCACACCGGGAAATGAGTGACGAAACCAAGGCCAAGGTGGACCAACTACTGACCGCCCAGGGTGAACTCAAGGCGCGGCAGGAAGCTGCCGAGCAGGCTCTTGCCGGCATCAAAGATACCGGTGGCGGTGGGGGCGCGGTTGACCAGACCGCTGGCCAGCTTCTCGCTGCTCATCTGGAGGAGGACGCCGACGCTCAGGCTTTCATGGCTAACCCCGTACAGGGGCAGACCATGCGAGTGGCGGTGCCGCGTAATGCCTTCCAGGCAGCGCTGACTGACACCACGGGTGGTGGCTCTTCCCTGACCTATCCGGCAGACAATCGCGGCATGGTTCAGCCCTTGCAGCGCCGCTTGACCATCCGCGACCTGTTGATGCCTGGTCGTACTGACAAGCCTGCCATCTTCTTCCCGCGGGAATCTGGCTTTACCAATAACGCTGGCATTCAGTCCAGCCAAGGTGCGCTGAAAGCCAAGTCCAGCATCTCGTTTGATGATGTGACTCGTGCGGTGGCCACCATTGCGCACACTCTGGATGTCTCCACTCAGATGCTCTCTGATGTGCCGTTCCTGCAGAGCTACCTGGATGGACGGATGATGCACGGCCTGAAGCTCAAGGAAGAGCTCCAGCTGTTGCTGGGCTCTGGTACCGGTAACAACCTGGAAGGCCTGTACACCGCTGCTTCCGCCTACTCGCAGCCAGCGGGCGCTGTTGTTGATGGCGAAACCATGCTGGACCGCCTGCGGCTCATGCTGCTGCAGGTGGAACTGGCGGAAGCCTTCGCTACCGGCATCGTCATGAACCCGGTGAACTGGGCCAACGCGGAAATGCTGAAGGATGCCAACAAGCAGTATCTGTTCAGCAACCCGCAGGCCACCACCACCGGCCGCATCTGGGGCCGTGATGTCGTGGCCACCCAGTCCATGCCGCAGGGCGAGACACTGGTGGGCGACTTTGCCACCCATGCCCAGCTGCTGGATCGTGAAGACGCCAGCGTCGCGATCTCCTTTGAGAACAAGGACAACTTTGAACGCAACCTGGCCACCCTGCGCGTGGAAGAGCGCGCAGTGCTGGCCATCTACCGCCCCGAAGCCTTTGTGAAAGGCTCGCTGATCGTTGGCAGCTGATCACGGTAGCGGTTGGGGCCTTCGGGCCCCTTTTTTAATTTCGGGAGTCAACCATGCCTGAAGTGGTAGCCCTGACCTATTTCGATAACCGGGTGCGCGGTGAGCGGTTCCATTGCTCGGCGTATCTGGCGGGCGAGCTTGGCCGCAAGGGCCTGGCTCGGGAGATTGAGGCGCACCCCAAGAAGGCCGCTGGCACGAAGTCGTCTGCATTGCCAGTGGCCCCAGCCTCACAGAAGCAGACGTTGAACAAGTCAAAGCCTGGAAGGAAGCCTCGCCGGAAACGCGCGGCGTCATCGTCACCAACACCACCTTCCGCATAGCGCCCTGGGCCGACATCCTCTACGCGATGGATCTGGCTTGGTGGCGTAAGCATTACGATGACTCCCATGGTTTTGCTGGCGAAAAGCTCAGCATCGCCAAGGGGGCGCGGGGGGCGGCGATTGTTGATCTGCCTTACTCCGGTAACTCCGGGGCAGGCGCATTAATACTGGCGCACCACTACGGAGCCAGCCGGATCATCATGCTCGGCTACGACTGCAAATATGCACCGGACGGCAAGAGACACTGGCACGGCGACCACCCAAGAGGGTTGGGCAACGCCGTCTCGGTGAATAACTGGCCGGGTGAATTCCAGAAGGCAGCAGGTTTCCTGCATGGCGCCGAGATCCTAAACGCCAGCCGTGAAACCGCCATCCAGCTCTGGCCGCGAATTTCCCTGGAGGCAGCACTCAATGAAAGTGCACGGCATTGAGCTGATTGATGATGGCGATATGGTCATCAAGCACCAAACCGAAAGCGGAAAAGGGTTTGAATCTGAGTCTGTAATGGCCTGGATTCAGGCTTGTTCTCATGGTGGGGTGGCCATTGATGCGGGTGCCTACACGGGCCTGTATTCAATCCTTGCGGCCCAGCTTGGAATGCAGGTGCATGCGTTTGAGCC